TGTATGCTACACGGAGAAGCCAGACGTAGAGACATTCCTTCGTGAGTGGACTGCCTTGGTAGAAAGTAAATCAGGTGAGCGTGGTGTATTCAACCGTGTAGCCTCAAAGAAACAGGCAGAGAAGTATGGACGCCGTGGCAAGACTGTCACTGTTACTCTTGAGGACGGTTCAAAGAAGACCTACAGCGGTAATGAGTTTGTAAGCGGCAGGACAGCACTAGAGCTAAAGGTTGGTGATGATGTCTGATATAACGGTTAGCCAGTACGACGATAAGGCTGAGTACCTTCGTCAATGGAGAGCTAAAAACCCAGAGAAGTGCAAAGCCTACTACGACAAAAGGGATAAAGAAGATATTAGGGAAAAGGCTTGGTTGCGTAGGTATGGAATCACAAGGGAGTGGTACGATGATACTTTGGCTGCTCAAGGTGGTGGGTGCGCTATTTGTAATACCACAGAAATTGGTAGGAAAGGTCACACACACTTCCATGTAGACCACAATCACTACACAGGTGAAGTTAGGGGACTCTTGTGTGACTTGTGTAACAGGGGTTTAGGCTACTTTAAAGATAATGAAAACCTGTTGGCTTACGCAGCAGAATACTTGGAGAAACATAAATGAAGATTACTAACATTGAAGTAACAGACCACAACGACGAATGGGGCTACGGCACTAACCCCTGCAGCGAGATTATCCTCCGGCCCTATCAATTCTGTAATCTGACGGAGGTAGTTATTCGTGCTACAGATACACTTGAAGACCTTGAGCGTAAGGTACGGTTGGCTACTATTCTGGGTACAATCCAATCTACCTATACTAACTTCCCTTATCTAAGAAAGATTTGGCAGAAGAACACAGAAGAAGAACGCCTACTAGGTGTATCACTCACAGGTATCATGGACAACCCATTGATGACCACAAAGAACAACGGATTGGAGAAAACTCTTGAACACCTACGACAAATTGCTGTTCATACTAACGTGGAATGGGCTGAGCGCCTTGGTATCCCTGCTAGTGCTGCTATCACCTGTGTCAAGCCAAGTGGGACTGTATCTCAGCTTGTTGATAGCGCATCTGGTATTCACACTCGTCATTCTCCCTTTTATATTCGAACTGTTCGGGGGGACAACAAAGACCCATTGACACAGCTTATGATTGACCAAGGAGTACCGAGTGAACCTTGTGTTATGAAGCCTGAGCAAACGACAGTCTTTAGCTTCCCTATCAAGTCGCCTGATGTGTGTGTCACTAGGGACGATATGACAGCCGTAGAGCAGCTTGAGACGTGGTTGATGTACCAACGCCACTGGTGTGAACATAAGCCTTCTGTGACTGTCTCTGTGAAGGACGATGAGTGGTTTGAAGTAGGTGCTTTTGTGTATAAACACTTCGATGAAATGAGTGGCGTATCCTTCTTACCTCACGATGGGGGTAGCTACCAACAAGCCCCTTACCAAGAGGTTGACAAAGAGAGCTACCTTGAGCTACTAGAGCGTATGCCTAAGAACATCGACTGGACTAAGCTAAGTGAGTATGAGATGGAGGACACCACCTCTGGTATGCAGACTATGGCTTGCTCAGGCGATTCTTGTGAGCTTGTAGACCTAACCTAAGCCTACAGCACCTAAGCATGTGTATAAACTGCTTTCTTACTCAACCAAGGGATAAAATATGTGGATTATACTATCTAAGAGCAAATGCCCTCACTGCATTCAGGCAAGAGAGTTTCTAGAAAGTCGGGGGTACTATGTAAATGTCTTGAACTTATCCCACGAGGATAATAACTGGCTTTTGAATTTAGTCAAAAGGTCTGACATAAAGACTGTCCCTCAAATCTTTAGGCCTGACGGTACGCTCGTCGGCGGTTTCACAGAACTGAAAGAACTTGTAACAGAAGGCCCACTTTAATGGCACAACAAAAACCTAAAGCAAAGACTGTCCGTAAACCTACAAAGTTTGATGAGGGTAAAGAACCTATTAATATTCTACCTAAGACAGAAACTCAAGCTGAGTATATCAAAGCTATCACAGGCCTTGATGCTCAGGTTGTATGCTTTGGCCCTAGTGGTACGGGTAAGACCTATGTAGTGTCGAGTATAGCTGCATCTCTGTACAAGACCAAGAAGATTAACAAGATTGTTATTACTCGCCCCCATGTTGCTGTAGGTGATGGTATTGGGTTCCTAAAGGGTGACCTACGAGAGAAGACAGAGCCGTGGGCTTTACCTGTTCTTGACGTCCTAGAGGAACACTTGGGTAAGGGTGTTGTAGATACCGGACTAAAGAATGGTAATATCGAGATTGCACCTATGGCTATGATGAGGGGTAGGTCATTCAAGAACTCTTTTATCATTGTAGATGAGACACAGAACATCTCATTCGACCAACTAAAGATGCTATTGACACGAGTAGGTGAAGGCTCTAAGATCATCCTCAATGGGGACATTATGCAGTCAGACCTTAAGGTAACAGACGGGTTGACAACCATCTTGAGTTATGTTAATAAGTATGACCTGCCAGTACCCGTAATTGAGTTCGGTCTAGAAGATATTGTCAGAAGTGACTTGACCCGAATGTGGGTTGAGGTCTTTATCAAAGAGAAAACTTAGTAAGTATGAGGTATTGGGAATACATGGTAAGCAAAGGAAAGAAAGACATGGGTAAAGAATTTAAATCAGGAGACAAGGCACGTATCGTTGGTAATGTGTCGGAACACGGCTTTGAATTGGGCGAGATTGTTCTCCTTGAAGAGTGGGATCATAATGGGTGGGTAGCATTAAATCTTGATAGATCAGATCACTGGTATGTTGAAGAGGGTGACATTGAACCCTACGTAGAACCTGTAAACGTGGTAGACGATAAGTACACAAGTTATGACACCCTTGATAACGTGAAAGAAGGGCCGAGCATTAGTGGTACTATAGAAAACCTAAACACACCAAGCTACAACAACGTAAGTAAGCCTGCACACTACAACCACGGTGAAGGTATTGAGTGTATCGACTACATCAAGCAAGTGCTAGGTAAAGAAGGTTTTGTAGCATACTGCCGTGGAAATCAGATGAAGTACCAGCACAGGGCATTCTACAAAGGTAGCCCTGTAGAGGACATGGAAAAAGCTCACCAATACCAAGCATGGGCTATTGAAACGCTAAAGGAGATTCATAAATGAACGAAGTGAATGGAGGAGCGAAGCGACAATGATTACAGCAGTAGCCCTCGTGTGCCTATACGCGAACCCTACAGAGTGTGCCACAGTCCCTAGCAGTATCTCGTACCCTACAATGGAAGTTTGTTACCAAGACCGCATTAATGCAGAGGAAGTACTTAACAATACTCTACAAGGTGTGGTAGCTTACAAGTGTATTACTTGGGGTGAACCAGTTTAACTAAAGTATAACCCCTCTGGGGTAACTAATGATTTCAGAGGGGAGTACCCAAGATGACTAAAGAGAAGAAGTGTAGTAAGTGTAGTGAGGTTAAGGGCCTTGAGTGCTTTCATAAGAAGAAAAGTACGCGTGACGGGCTTTGCGGCCAGTGTAAGGTGTGCGTGATCGCGCACGTTAGAAAGCACTACCAAAAGAATAAAGAGCACAAGAAAGAGTACAATAGAAAGTACCACCAAGAGAATAAAGACTGCCTAAATGAGGGCTCTAGAAAGTACTACCAAGAGACTAAAGAGGGTAAGAAAGAGTACGCTAGAAAGTACCACCAAGAGAATAAAGACTGCCTAAATGAGGGCTCTAGAGAGCGTAGGAAAGAAAACCCAGACAAAACCAGAGCCTATGCCGCCAAAAGACGCTCACGTAAACATAACGCCACACCTGAGTGGCTCACAGAAGAACAGGACAACAAAATCAAACTCTACTACAAGATAGCCAAAGCACTTGAGATGATGGATGGTGTTAAGCGTCATGTAGATCACATCGTCCCACTTAAGGGTAAAGGTGTTAGGGGTCTTCATGTGCCGTGGAACCTACAGATACTTACAGCAGAGCAGAACTTAAGCAAGAACAACAGCTATTCCGATTGGTAAGGGCGCAAGTCCATTGCTTGGGACTAGAAACGCAAAAAGCCCTAGTGATTCCTTGGGTGGAGTCACTAGGGCTTTTTCTGTTGTGTAGTACTACTTACGTGTGAATAGTCTTACTATGTTGTCTACCCACCCTATTGCACCACCCGCTGCTAGACATAGCATCACGAGTAGCATCCAAGGTTCTATGTTTACATTGTTTGTAGTAGACTGATCTATGGTGTCTACCTTAGAATTGGGTTCTAGCTTTACACTAGGGGCTTCTCGCTTAACACTGATACCCAAGTTCTGATCTACTGTCTCACCTACAGCAATAGGGACTTGTGCAGCGAGGTTAGGCCCACCACCTGTAAGGAGGCTAAGAGGGCTTAGGCTGGAACAGCTTGTCAGAAACATCAATCCTACGAAGACCAAAGGCCACCGAAGCGTATGTAGTGATAGGCCAAATGATGACTTCAACAAGGTCTGTGTTCTCCTGATATACGGTCCAGCAGAGTACGGCCAACAGGATAGCAGCAGTCTCTCTACTCCAAGTCTTTCTACTGTCCACTACGCTCTATTGCCTCTTTGATAGCCTTTAGGTTCTCATCAATACGTGCCAACAACAGTGATTGATCGCGAACTATACGGTCGATGGACTCTACTTGTATCTGAGTACGGACAATCTCACTAGCGTTGTTATCTACGTCATTCCGTAGTGTAGCTACAAACCAGATTAGTGCTACCGTCTGACAGGTAATGGCTAGTATAAATGTGATAGGTACACTCTTGCTTAGGTGCCAAGGCTCGTCGTTCATTTTGAGTATTTCTTCCAGCTTAATTGAAAGTGAGGCCCATCGGGAAAAGACTTCCAATCCCCACCCCACTCTAGGTCTACGTCAAGTTCTTCTGCTGCCTGTTTCATGGCGTCAGCGATAGGGTAGAAATGTTCCCAGTCCCAAGACACAGGGTAGGGTACAAGATCAACAGCATGGCCTGTAAGGTGACGAGAGTTTAGTGTAGTAGACTTACCCGTAGCTACAAGCTGTCGCTGTCTCTCGATGTGACGGATACCTTCAGTTACACTAAAGTCCTGCTCTGTAATCTCAATAGCACGTTTGACTACATCTACCAAGTCAGGGTGTACACCTGAGAGCCTCTGTTTACTACGTAGACTTAGTTTGTACATCTTCTCTATCCTCGTGTTGTTTAATTAGATTGTAGGCCAACTTGAGGTCATAATCATAAGCTGACTTGCAGTGATCCTTCTGCCAAAAGAATACCCTGTTGATGAAAGACTTAAGTTTGGTATCCAAGCGGTAAGCCCTAGAGGAGATACTCTCATTGGGGTTTGTTGTAGTTACATCCCAAGTGAGAATAACACACCCAAGTTGGGATACTGCACTACCGATCATCATAAGTCTTTTAATCATAGTGTCATAGCCAACCTGAATAAATCATCAGCCTGTTCTTCAGTAAGACCTATAGCCCACACAAGAGCCTGCATGTCCTCGTTTGTCCTACGCCACTCTACAGTGTCCTCTATGGCTACCTTGAGACCCCAAGGAGTATCAGGCTCACTTGCTAGGGCTAGTACAGAGGCCCATACGGTAGGACCAAGGGCTAACTTACCTTGCTGGCGAGTACAGACCATAGAGGCACGTTCTTGGGCTAAGAGTTCTGCGGGATCAGGTAAAACCTCAACCCACACCCCATTTTGCCATTCGTGTATTGCACTAGGCTTTAGCTGCACCTCAACCGTCCCGTCTGGATAACCGTCCAAGATGCGCTGCGAAACCTCACCAGTTGTCTGCCAATAGCCGCGATCTGGGTGATAAAAACCTTTTTCCATTATCTCAACTCCGACCATGACTGAATACCTACAACTGATCCATTTATTCTATAGTACCAAG